CTAGTAATTGTATAAGGTCTCCCATTCCCCAATTAATCTCTTAGTGGGGCTTTTGTCGCTTATGAGGTCGTGTTATGCCTTCGGGCCAATCTCGGTAGTCTGAGCCGGATAAAACTCCTTATCGTTAAGAGTGTCTAGGTGTCTCCGGTGGGCTTAGAGGGTAGGTATCTCGGGCCATTATGGCTCTTTCCGAGTATTTAGTTGCTTTCTCTAAACTGTACTTGTCTCGCTCATTTCCTTAGCTATTTGGGTGAAAGTTAAGGGCCTCTCTACTGTGTTTGTTATTATTAAATGTAGGGGGATTATCTTTATTTGTCAACAACCATTGAATGAATGAAGAAAAAACATAGGGGGAAATAGCCTATAAACATTGGTGTTTCTACTACATGAAAAAAAACTTTAAAAAATCTAAAAAAACTTTGATGATTTGCACCCTAAAAAGGCCTAAGACTTTTTTATTAGTGAAAGATTTCACAAGCCGGCTACATCCATTGATGAAGAAGGGGAAGAAGAAAGAAGTTAGTAGTAAAGCACCCTAGGGGTATTTGTTTAAATTTCTAAGGTACTCTTTTTCAAGCTGTATGAACAGCCAGTCATAATAGATATAAAGGTGGATATAACCACAAAGAAAGGAAGAAAGTAATTGGTAAAAACTACCAATAAATAAAGGGGTGAGGTTAAATGTTGGCCCCTGTTGTATTTATAGTGTACCCTTCAGAGATATGCTGTTAACTAATCCAGGACCCACTATATATAGTTCTGTTCCTTTACTAGCAAGTTATTACTTATTTAAGATGTTAAGTAGTTCTTACCCTGTGCTACTCCCAACCCAAACCGAATAACTCCATATAGTAGCTATATAACATATGTAGAATAATAGGCTTTTACCCTAGTTACCATGGTCAGACTAATCCACTTACTTGATGTCTTATCTATTAGATTGTTCTAAAAGTCTGCAATCTAATGTGTTTGTGTAATTCAACTATACCATAAAAATAATATAGTAAAATGATATAGGGTATTTATTTTGTAGGCCTCCTTACTTAATGAAATACCCCACATAAATTACGACTATGCTATTATTACTAATAGATAGGTAACTTAGAAACCTCACTGGTTTTTCATAAGTTCCTCCTTTCTATTGTGTATGTTAAGTTTAGGTCCTACTGGCAACAGCAGGGCCTTTACTTTATGGTATAGTTTCTCTATGGATTATGTAAGTGTCGAGGATTGTGATATTTGTTTGCATCCTTATTGGGCTGACCAGTTAATGGATGGTGTCTGCGAGAACTGCCAACAGTTTACATAAAAAATTTTCAGTCCTACCTGTATGTTATAGTAAAAACTGATATAACAAAAGGAGGACATATGTTGTCTGAAAACGAAAAAATAACTGAAACTTTTATTAATGAGATACTTATTAATAAATATATTGATGGAACTATAAAAGCATGGGCTACTTCAAAAAAAGCTAATATTGATAACTTAGTTGATAATTATGGATATTACTACGAAGGTGGAGAAGATGATGAATATACTTCATTAGACCATTTGCACGAAACCTTTGCTAATAGAACAGAAGTATTGAGATTATTTATGAAAGAACTTAATGGTGTTCAAGATAGAATACATCATTTTTTAGAGATGATGCAAGAAGCACCGGAAACTCTTTCGTCATAAAAATTTTTTTTACCTCCCATAAAAACATGGGTGCGGTAAATTAAAGATACCTGGAAAATCCAGGTGCTGCGTATGAGGATACGCTTCAATTTATAACAAGAAAGAAAGGCTTTCATCTAAATTTAAGTATGTGGTGTACTTGAAAGTATTGTTAAGGTGAGATGTTTTTGTGAACTGTTATATTTTTCATTACAGTAAATGGACAGACTGTACGAACAGAGCCTCGCTTCGGCGGGGTTTTGTGTTATTATAATAGAAAGAATTGAAAGGAATATTATGCCAAAAGGAATTGGATACCCAAAAGGAATGCCTAAAAAGAAAAAAGCTAAAAAGAAAAAAAAGAAGTAATGGCTGAGTATCAAGGTAAATCTGTAACTTTAAACAAACCTTCCAGGATTGGTAAAGGTGAACCAGGTCATGGTCGAAAGAAATTTAAAGTGTATGTTAAGGATGGAAGCAAAGTTAAAAAAGTAATGTTTGGCGACCCTAACATGGAGATAAGAAAAGATAACCCGGAAGCTAGAAAATCATTTCGTGCTAGACACAAATGTGATACAGCTTCGGATAAAACAAGTGCAAGATATTGGTCTTGCAAAATGTGGTAGGAGAGATATGGCCGGTAAAAGAGTAACTTGGAAGTGGGGCGACAAAACTTATAGTGGAACTTTAATTAGAGAAACTAAAACACATAAGTACGCCAGGACCAAGAATGGTAAAACTAAGGTAATAAGAAAAAAAGTTTAATTGAAAGTAGCATGCCCTAAGTGTGGCTTATACTTAATATACGATATAGACAGGGAAAAAGTAACTTGTTTAAACAAAGAGTGTGAAGGATATTCTAAATGACAAATGTTAAATTATGTTTTGCACAATCTTGTCACAATGTATTAAAAGCACCTAAACGAAAGTTTTGTTCTGCTACTTGTTCTAAGGCCTACCATAATAAAAAATTTTACGCACAACAACAAGGTGCTGTCTATGAACCCGAACATGATGGAAAACCTGTAGCGCAACCTAATGTACAAAAAAGAAGAGGTGTCGTTTATGACGCTCTTATAGAAAAAGACTTAGGACCGCTTATTCTTAAAGGTGATTTAAAAAAACAGGATGCTGCTGAAATCTTAGACTGTACAAAAGCTGCTTTATCTTATGCATATGCTGCATGGTTAGAAGACATGGAGACAAAAGAAAAAGCAGAGAACTGGACTTTACCTGCTAAAGCAGAGAAGTCATTAGCTGACTTTAAAATTTTTAGAGATAGATATTTTCAGACAGAGACTGGTGAACCCTACCAAACTCCGGAATTTCACATTAGATGGATTAAATCTATTCTTGAAGCTATTGAACATGGAAATCAGCAGATGATACTATCTCCTCCTCGACATGGCAAGACTGACCTACTAATTCATTTTGCAGTATGGCTTATAATTAAGAACCCTAATGTTAGAATATTGTGGGTAGGTGGTAATGAAGAGATATCGAAGAATGCTGTCGCTTCAGTAATAGACCAGTTAGAGAACAATGAAAAACTTATCGAAGAACTTTGCCCACCTGGAAAAAGTTTTAAACCAACTAGCAGAGCAGGAAAGGCGTGGTCACAAAGTGGGTTTACTGTGGGTACTCGTACTGTTACCGGGATTAAGTCTCCTACCATGGTTGGTATCGGTCGGGGTGGAAAAATTCTTTCACGAGATTGTGATATTATCATAGGCGATGACTTAGAGGACCACTCTTCTACAATGCAACCTGCATCAAGAGAGAACACAAGAACCTGGTGGACAACAACATTATCTTCTCGAAAAGAGGAACACACAGCTTTAATTGTTATTGGCTCCAGGCAACACTATGACGATTTATATTCTCACCTACTAGACAACGAAAGTTGGAACACGATAGTAGAAGAGGCACACGATACAGGATGTACTTTACCCGACTGGAATGATGAAGCTCACCAGGACTGTATGTTGTGGGCAAACAAAAGAACTTACAAGTGGTTAATGGGTAGAAAGTCTGCTGCAGAAACTACTGGTGGTAGAGCAATTTACGAAATGGTTTATCTTAATGTTGCTATGCCTGATGGTATGGCCTTATTCGACAGCGTAGAAATAGAAGCATGTCGAGACCAAAGTAGAGAAATTGGGCAGGTACCTGCAGGAGTTAGGTTAATTGCAGGACTTGACCCGGCATCAGTTGGATACCAGGCTGCATTTCTATGGGGTTATGACCAGGCATCTAACAAATTGTATATGATTGATATGGAGAACTCACTTGGAGGTGGTATTCCACAAGCACTTAAAATAATTAAAGAATGGTTTGTGAAATACAATCTCGCTCATTGGGTTATTGAAGAGAATGGTTTTCAGCGTGCTATTAGACAAGACCAATCTATTAGAGACTTTGCAGGTAAGCATGGTATCTTCTTAGAGGGAACGCAGACTTATTCTAATAAACACGACCCAATATTTGGTGTTACAGCAATGAGACCATTGTTTGAACAAAAATTAATTTCTTTGCCATACCTTGGCTTTGAAGCCCAAGAAAAGGTAAACTTATATAAAAGTCAGTTAGTGTATTTCAGTTCTGCTCAAAACAAGAGTAGGTCAGTAGGACAAAAGTCTGACTTAGTAATGGCTAGTTGGTTCCCAATGAAAACTATTCGTAGACTTCAGAAGGAAAGACTTGCTACAATGGGACTTGAATATGAGCCATCTTTTGGTGGGTATGAAGGTAGTAACATGGATTTGGATAATTGGAGATAATGAAAACAGCAGACGAAATATATAACAGAGTGTATGAACTTAGAGCGCAACATGCAGATGTGATTTCAGAGAAAGATAAAATACGAGCCATTATGAATGGTGGTGCTGATGGTATTAAGGCTTTACTTGGAAAACAAATGCGTGATATGGATTATAACCAAGTACCTGCACCTAACATGTTGCATTCAGCTATGGAGAGATTTGCACAAAAACTAGGTAGAGCGCCTGATTTAAAAATAGATATCTTCAATGATAAAGATAGTGAACGAGCTACAAAGAGAGCAGAAAAACTAGAGAGAATAGTACATGCTTACGATGAACAACAAAAATTAGAATTACAATTACCACAAGTTGGTAGATGGCTACCTGGTTATGGTTTTGCTGTATGGGTATTAAAAGAAAAGAAAGATGCTAATGGTGTTCCTTACCCATATGCAGAAGTAAAAGACCCTTATCTTTGTTACCCTGGATATTTTGGTGAAGGCCAACAGCCTAGTGAACTTGCTATTATACAAAGAGTTCCACATGAGACATTAGCTAAACTGTATCCAAATCACAAAAATGTTATCTTAGATGAAATTGATGCTGAATATAATACAATGGCCTACATGTCAAGTTACGATAAAACCTGGGCTAATCAAAGTGGTACAGGTAAAGTTGTAGCAGAATACTATGATGATGAAGGTACATATATTTTCTTACCGGAAAACAAAGTTATATTAGATTTTATTCCTAACCCTCTAAAATCCGGACCAAGATTTGTAGTAGCTAAGAGATTTGCTTTTGACCAAATGCAAGGTCAATTCCATCATGTTATAGGCTTGATGGCTAATATGGCGAAGATAAATGTTCTATCTGTCATTGCAATGGAAGATGCTGTGTTTACAGAAACCAACATCATTGGCGAGATAGAAAGTGGACAGTATAAGAAAGGACGATTGTCAGTTAACTACTTGACACCTGGAAGCCAGGTATCTAAACCAACAAACAATCTACCCTATCAGCTGTT